CTTTAAACCAAGTAGGCAAGCCTAAAAACGGTCTTTTATCGTATAAGTTTTCTTTAGATGTTTTTGATGATTTATTGTAATGTAAAAATACTTGTCCACAATCATTACCTGTAAATTTTTCTCTCCAGTGTTCTAATTCACAACCATAATAGACTAACATATCTCCAGGTTTTAAATCTACTCGAACACCTTTCATGCCTTCTTTTCCAGATGGTTCTAAATATATTGGCCATTCATCTCCGCCAAGATTCATAGTAGTAGATATCTCGCAACTAAATCTATCTTTATGTCTTTTTAACTCATCACCTTTTTTATATATTCTTGCGTAAGAATAAGATGGTTGAAGTTCTAGTCCAGTATGTTTTTCCATTACTGGCTTTATTTCTTGTAATAAAGTTTCCATAGCAATATCACTATAATGTGAATATGTATCAAGAACTTGTGCATCATTCCATACTCCAAAGTATTCTGTAAATTGAGAAATATATTTTTCATCAAATAAAAATCTTGCTACTTTTCTTTTATTTAAAAAGTATTTATAAACAAAGTCTGCTAATTCTAATGAAATAGCTTTTTCTATTATTAAGTATTTATTTTTTTTAAAGTTTGTTAGTTTCATATTAAGTAAAATAGTTAAAGTTAATTATATATCTAAAATCAGAGTTTTTTGAAGTTATTGCTCTATGACTAATATTAGAATCAAAAACTACAATTTTATTTTCCTCAGATTCTATAAATTTAAGTTTATCTTTATATTCAAATTCTGTTCCTCCATCACAAGTATTTAAGTATAATATCGCAGATTTACAATTGTAATTATTGTCTATGTGCAAATCACATTTACCTTTTGTAAAGAAAGAAGAAGGTAATAGATTTGCCCTTACCTCCACAACAGCTTTTGAATTAAGTTTTTCTAAAATAGGAAGTATATATTTAAAATATGTATTACAATTTATTTTATGATTATTAAAAAAAGAATGTGTAAAATAACCTAAATTGTTTGTTGTACCTCTAACCATAGTTTTTCTTTTAAACCAAGCAAACTCACTTTTAGTAACAAGGTTTTTTAATTCTTCAAAAAAAGTTTTATCTAAAAAATTTTTAATTATTTTCATATAGGTATAAAAGAAATTTTATCATTTTGTTCTTTAAAATCGCTGTTGATTACATCAAACCCTAATGTAATTCTTTCATCTTCATAAGATTCATTAACTTCTACTTTATGTTTTAAATTACAAGGACCAATATAAATATTACCAACTTTATTATTTATTACTGTTCCATCTTCAAATATTGTTTTTGTATTTTTAGGATCTATTGAAATATAGCCATGAAACAACCAATGATGGTTATGCCAATTTAATACTTCGTTTGATTTGTGAAAGTTTATCCAAGATTGGACCCAAAGGTTTTCTTCTTTTTTATTATAACTTTTAATTATATGTTTTAATTCTAAAAATAATTTGTAAAAATATTCGTCTCCAGCAGTGACTGCAAAAATATTATATAATCCATAGTTCTTTGTTGTTTCTTTAGATTTAGTTATATTACAAACTTTATCATAAGCCTCTTTACATTTTTCTATAAAAAGTTTTTGATTGTTAATAATTAAATCAGATTCAAATATAATTTTTTTAAAACTCATTATTTAAATGGATATCCTAAATTCCATATTACTAAACTGTTTCTTTCTCCACTTGTAACAGGACATACTCTATGCCACACAAAACTTGGAAATACAACTAAAGATCCTTTAGGTAATATTTCTTTGCACTTAACAATACTTTTTTTATCGGGGTCTTTGTTTCTAAAATCAAATTCTAACTCACCACCTTTATAATCTTTTGGATCTGATAAACTAACGGTCACTGATAATTTTCTAATTCTTCCATAAGAAGGTAAATTTTTTTCTTCATAAGGTTTATCCCAACTATCACAATGCCAATCATAAAACTGATCTTTTTTATATTTTGTAAACTGACATGCTTCTGAAAAATCCCATTCAAAATTCCAACCAGCATTTCTATTAGCTTCGTGTATATAAGGTTGTATTTCTCTATAGATCCATTTATCACTCATCCAAACAACATTAGAATTTCTTTTTTTCTTTAAATCTTTAACTTGTTTTTTATCTAACTTTTTATTTTCATAGCCACCAGTGACTGCCATTTGATCTTGCATTTGATGACCATATTTTACAATGTCATTACAAATTCTTTCTGGAATAATGGATTTAAAATACCAATAATAATGTATAAGATTCATAATTAATATCTACTATAATTAAAAGATATTGTAATCCTTTCTGAGTCTTCCTTTTGTTTTTCTACACAGTGTTGTAAACTAGATTTAAATAATAACAATTTACCTTCTTCAAAATTAACTCTGTAGTTTTTCCAAGTGTAAGGATTGTTAAAATCAAAAGGTGAGTCATTTGGATTATCTTGTAGAGGTGATTTTATTATTGTAGCTGCATCTTTTTTAATAAAACACACCACTAATTGCACTAAAATTATGATCATGAAATTCTTGACTATCTCCTTTTTTATAAAAATTTAACCAAGCTTGTTCTCTTCTTACTCTATTCATACCTAATTGTTTTGTATAATTTTCTACATGTAAATCAAAAAACTTTGATAATTTATCAAAGTCTTTATCTAAGAAAATATTTAATGTTCCATTAGAATTTAATGGTTTATGAATCCAAGTGTCCCCTCCACATTTAATTTTACTTTTTAATAAAAAACTTTTTTTGCACTCTTCTATTAAAGATTCCTCATACTTTTGAGAGTAAACTGTGCTTGGAAAAATATTCGTAATCATTCTATCTACTTTATTCTTTATAAAAAAAGTATAAAATGTTTTAGTTAATATGTAAAGAATAATTAAGCAGACACCCAGGCTAAAGCTGAATCGTCCCAATTAAAAAGGTTAGCTGGATCCTCTGAATCGTATGCTATCCACCTTAGATTATCTTCCTTCCAATATATAGCATAATTTTTTTCTTCACCATTTGAAGTATATGTTTCAATCGTTGGATAAGTTACTGGTGCTTGCCAATCATTATTTGAATCAAGTGACCAAGATGGGTATGGTTGTGGTAAAATAAAAATATCTTTTGCTGAATCATAAGTACATCCAATACCTGCGTATTGTTTTCTAAAATTGTGATTATAAGAAGTTTGTTTCCATGTTCCACCACCCATAAAATTAATACACCATGTTTCACCGTCAACATGCATGTCGTTTTCTCCTAAAGGACCATTTGATGTTTCGATATCATTAGAGACAACTATTACTCTTGTAACTACATTATTATCGTCTATTTCTGCAAAGTGTGCCATAACTATATCCACTCTCCAGCTTTAATAAAAGTATTAACTTGATTTAAAGGCCACATTCCTGATCCTGTAAATAAACCTGTTGCCTCACGAACAATAACTACACCAGATCCAGCTTGTCCTGGACTTGGATAATGATACCATGTATCACCGCTTCCTCCACCACCAGTGTTAGCTTGACCTACTTGTGACGGACTTGGACCAACTCCACCAGCGTTTGCTCCTCCTCCTGGGCCGCCAGCACCTCCGTATCCTCCTCCTCTGTGGTCACATCCTCCACCACCGCCACCAGCATATGTTACGGGTGATCCTGTTATACTATTTGCTGATCCATTACCACCAGCTCCACCTCTCGGTGCTCCTGGGCTTCCGTTTGCACCAGCAGAACTAGCTCCACCGCCACCACCGCCACCACCGGCTGTAACTATTGTAACACTAGCTCCACCATTATTTCCTTGACCAGATGGACTAGCTGATCCACCACTATAGGGACCTCCAAAGTCACTTGTACCACCACCACCGCCTGAACCACCATTTGATCCAGCGGTTTCAAAGGGACCTCCTTTTCCTCCACCTGTTGCTGTGACACCTAAAATAGAAGAGTCACTTCCGTTAGATGTTGCGTTACCACCTGCTCCAACAACTACAGGTGTTGAACTATAAGGTACACTAGTTATTTTTGTTCCTCCCGGAAAAGATGTTTTATATCCTCCAGCACCTCCTCCGCCACCACGGCCTGGTCCACCTCCGCCTCCACCTGCAACAATTAAATAATCTATTGCTGCTGGAGAGTTAGTTGGTGATTGAGTAAAGTTACCGGATTCTGTAAAAGTTGTGACTTTTACACCTGTGCTAGTGTCGTTATCGGGTCCTATTATTCCGCCATTAGCAGGTATGTTATTAAGAGGAGTAGTCATTTAGATTACCTCCTATGCGTCATCAATCTCTTCGTATGATATTGTGATAGTCAAGTCGCCATTTGCACTTGCACCAGCTTCGATATTATCTGACTCTTCTAAATAAAAACCTGTGTTTTTATTTATTAAAGAAAGAGATGAATCTGCTGGAACTGCGATAGTAGAAGCAATTGCAATAGGGGAGCCTCCTGATTTTGTTATAAAAACAGATACGTCAGCAGAGCTTGACCCATCAATGTTAGCGATTGTTATTGAATTTATTTTTAAAACTTTATCCGATGCACAAGCAAGTATTTCAGTAGTCAGAGTTGTAGTTAAAGTTGCCTGAACACTTTTGCCTAAGAT